AATAAACGAGCTAAGAACCGTTAAACTAAAAAACCTAATTCAAGAAGATGGTAAATGTTTTGTTGATGTTAACCCCAAATATATTGAATCAAAATTTGCTAAAAGCAGAGAAGCCGATTTCATGCAATTACCCCAAGATATTTTTGATAATATTATTAGCTGGAAAAGTGAATTGTTAAAAATTGGCTTTAATGATAAAGACCCGCTTTTCCCTAAAATCCCCAGTAATTTTAATCAGCTTAACTTGCTAGAAAACAAAAAGCAAAGTAAGTAGAGATGTTTTATTTATTGAAAGAAACTTAGATTTTGTAAAGGCTGGTGGAAGATTAGCGTTGGTTTTACCACAAGGAAGGTTCAACAACACTTCTGATAAAGACATTAGAGAATATGTGGCAGATAAGGCAAGAATCTTGGCGGTTGTTGGTTTGCACGGCAATACATTTAAGCCACACACAGGAACTAAAACCAGCGTATTATTCTTGCAAAAATGGCATGATGAGCTTTGCCCTAAGGTTGATGATTACCCAATATTTTTTGCAACTTCTGAACAATCAGGAAAAGATAATTCAGGCGATTATGTTTTTATTAAAAATGAAGATGGTACTAAAAAAATAGATCAATTTGGACACTTCATCATAAATCACGATTTGCACAATCACGCAGGCGAATTACAAGATGGAATTGCAGAGGCTTTTGTTGATTTTGCTAAGTCAGAAAAACTAAGTTTTATTAAATAGACCATTTTCCCGACATCAGGAAAATGGTTTTATGCTTTAATTAAATTTTAAAATTATGAATAAAGAAGTAGCGTTCCAGGTAAGGGAAAAAGGAAAGGTTTTTAGAGAGGTCGATGTGATAGGGGCTTCCGCTGGAGCTAATAGAATGCAGCAATTTAAGCCCTATGTGATAATACCTTGCAATGCCGATATTAGGCTAAGTGCTATTGCTGATGGTGCTAATACTGATATGTCAGGCACTATAAGAGGTTATTTAGCTAGTGTAATTTGAAACAATATTATTTATTGCAATTAAAAATTAAATTTGCTATTGACATATACAAGGCCATATAAATAGCTTATATTTAGATATTAACTTAAACTTTTTTTATGAGTGTAGAAGAAAATCACAAGGCTATAGCAGCGTTGTTTGAAGATCAAAAAGAAGAAGATCAAGAAGTTGTAGAGAATAACATTGAAGAAAAAGAAGATATTAAAAAAGATATCGAAGAAAAAGAAGATAATATTGATGAAGGCGAACAAAATGATAAAGAAAATGAAGAAGAAGCCAAAGAAGATAATATTGATAAAGAAGAAGAACTTAAGCTTTTACGCCAGCTTTCTGGTCATACTAAAGAGCATAAGGAATTCATTTTATCAATAAAAGATCCAGAACTTAGGGCGAAGGCTATTAATGCAGGGAATAAAAACCGTGCTGATTTAGACAGAGTACGCCTTGAATATGGACAACTTAAAAAAGAATACGCGTCTAATCAAGAATTGCTTGAGTTATATAAAAGCAATCCAAAAGAGGCAATAAATTATATAGCTAAAAAAGCTAATTTAGATTTCAAGACTGCTGTTGATGAAGATGATGAATATCTAACAGATCAAGAGATAAGTCAAAAGAACAAGATTAAAGAACTTGAAACGACTTTACAAAGATTAACTAAAGGAGAGCAAGAAAAACAACAAATTGAGGCTCAAAGGGAAATATATAATTTTGCTAATTCTAAAGATGATGGAGGTGATTTAAAATACCCTCATTTTGAAAGAGTTAGGCAAAATATGCAATATTTCTTTACAATGCCTGATGCTGATCCCGAACTTACTCTTGAAAAAGCTTATAACAAAGCTATTTTGTTAGATGATGAATTAAGAGAAGAAAGGGAAAGGGAATTATTGCTTAATGTTGAAATACAAAAAAAGAAAAAGCTTGAAAAAGCTAAAAATCTTAAAAAGTATTCTTCATCAAGTAATAGAGTTGAAACATCTTCAATGAGTGCAAAAGAAAAAAATAGAATTGCCATTGAAAAGCTCTTTAATAGTTAGTTAGTAGATAGTTTTAAGTTTATTTTTATATTTTTAATAATAATTAATAAACTTTTAAAATGCCTAATCCTAATATCTCGCAAATAGCGACTACTACTTTAGATAACTATAGAAAGGAAATTACCGATAATGTTATTGGTAACCATCCTCTACTTGTTAAAATGAAAGAAAACGGAAATATCATCAAAGAATCTGGTGGTAAATCCTTTCAAGAAAAAATCAGTTATGCTGAAAATGGCACTGTTCAATGGCAAGGCGAGTATGACACTTATAATACAACTCCGCAAGATGTTCTAAGTTCTGCTGAATTCTCTCAAAAGATTTTGACAGGAACAATGACAATGAGTGATCTTGAAAACTTGCAAAATGCTGGACCTGAAAGAATAGCTAGCCTAATGGAAGCTAAAAAGAAAGTTTTAGAATCTTCATTGAAAAATGAGATGGGTTCTGCTATCTATGCTGACGGTACAGGTTCATCTTCTCAAGAAATAGGCGGTTTACAACTTTTAATTGCTGACGATCCAACAACTGGAACAGTCGGTAACATTAATCGTGCTAATTACAGCTTCTGGAGAAACCAACTTTATAGTTTTGCTGCTGAGTCTGTTACTCCTAGCTCTTCTGAAATTCAATCTGCTATGAATACTCTTTATAGAAGATGTCAATCACAAGTAGGAGAATTACCTGATTTATTATCTGATGATACTTATTTTGGCTATTATGAAGATTCACTTCAAACTAACCAAAGATTCTCCAGTGAAAAAACTGCTGCTTTGGGTTTTGATAATTTGAAATATAAATCTTCAACTATCATATATGATCCGCAATGTCCAGCAGCTCATATTTATTTTATTAATACAAAACATGTATTCTTAAAACATTTAGGGGATTTCTTTGCAGTGTCAGGTTCAAACCGTCCAGTAAATCAAGGTGTAGATGTTAAAGCACTTACATTCACTGGTAATATGACCATAGATAATTCTAAGGTTCACGGCGTTATGACTGCTTAGTTTTTTTAATTTTAAATATTTTACATTATGTCTAAATTTGCTTCAACTTCTCAAACTATCATACCTCAAGCGATAGATGAGACTTCAACAACTCAAAAACTACCACTAGGCACTAGAGTTGAGGCTAAAGATGTGGCTTCAACTGCCTATGGTGTTGGTGAGTTTATCTATTTAAAAGGTGTAGCTTCTACCGTTGTTGGTAGTGTTGCTTTGATAGATCAAGATGACTTCTCAACTTCTTTGGCAACTGCTAATGATGTTGGCTATCTTGCTGTTGCTATGTCTGCTAATGTTGCTAGCCAATATGGCTGGTATCAAGTTAAAGGTAAAGCTGTTATTAAAGGGCTTGCCTCTTTAGCTGATAACGCTTCTCTATACTTAACTGCAACTGCTGGCTCTTTAGATGATGCGGTTGTTGCTGGCGATAGAGTCAAAGGCTATGCCAAAACTGCTTCTGCTCTTGATACTCCATCAACTGGGCTTGCTGAAGCTGATATCGTTAATCCATTTGTGGATAATGGCGAAGCTGCTTAAGCTTTTTATTTAGGGGGTGTAAAAAGCCCCCTAATTCTAATTAATATAAAAAAATTTTATGACTGATTTAGTTAAATTAACAGAAAGTGAAGCTGAAAATTACAACGGCAACAAGATATTCTTTGAAGAAAAATTTAAGGAATTAAAAGACGGCACAAAGAAAATAGTTTTATATACTAATATAATTAGTGGCAACGATAGAAATACTCATTATTGCCAACCAACTAAAGAAAGAAAAATTATCACTCCAGAAAAAGAAGTTATTTTTAGAGATGAAAAAGAATTATTTAAAAGAGCTTATGACAAGTTTTTAGCTAAAAAAGAAGCTTTAAAACCAACTCCAAAAAAAAGAGTTAAATCAGAAAATAAGCCGATAGTAGAAGCTTTAAATACAGAAACTTTCGCAGAAAATAAAGAATAATGACACTCTTAACCCTTGCACAAGACATTTTAAAAGAGACTAAGGCAAGTTCAATACCTACAACTATCATCGGTAATAATCAAGATAGCGCAAAACAGGTGTTACAAGCCCTTAAAATCTCAATTAAAGACCTTGCACGCTCCTATGAGTGGCAAGAATTACAAAAAGAATATACCTTTGCAGGGGTTGTGTCTCAAAACAATTATTCTTTACCAACTGACTTTGATCGCTTCATAAATCGAACCTTCTGGAATACATCTTCTAATAGAGAGATGGTAGGCACTACAACCGCTAGAGATTGGCGGTTTTTAAATAACAACGTTAATAGCGGATCTATTGAAGAACGCTATAGAATAAGAAATAATGAGATCCTTATTTACCCGACTCCAACAGCAACTGATAATTATATATTTGAATATATTTCAAGTTATGTTGTGGATAGCTCGGGAGGTAGTGGGCAAACTGACTGGCTGGCTGATGATGATACGCCTAATATTGATGATTATATTGTAAGATTAGATGCAACTTGGCGATTGTTAAATATGCAAGGTAGGCCTTACGCTGAGAAGCAAAGAGAAAGAGACTTGGCTTTGGCTGAAAGGATATCGGCTAACTCTAGTAAAGAAACAATTTATCACAATAGCTTTAGTGGCTATAATACTGAAATAATAAGATTACCTAGTAGAATAACGCCATAATGACTGTATTTACACAAAGACAATATTTAGGTATAGAAAGGGAGCGATCGGGGCAAGCTCAAAGAGCTAATGTCTCAAGTCCTTTTGGCGGCTTAAATACTAGAGATGCTGAAAGTGCTATGGAAGCAACCGACGCCCCTATTATGGTAAATTGGTTTCCAAGTCAAGGCAAGGTAACGACAAGAAAAGGATTTACTGAATACGCAACTGGATTAACTGGTAATGTCGAAACTTTAGCAGAATTTAACGCAGGATCAATAAGG